CTCCACATTGGGTTCTGATGCGTTGCGCCTAGTTGCAACGTAAGATTAGGTTATACCCTGTTTAACAGGGTGTCAACCTTTAACAGCAAAATACTTTTTGCTTGTCTTTCCTTTGCCGCTACTCACCTCTTCGCTTCGTAAGTAGCCTGCTTCAACAAGACGTTCAACAACCGTGTCTACGTCTTCTTTTCGATACTTCCGGCACTTGCTCCTAAGCCTGCCAATGGTTTCGCCGTGGTCCTCTGATACATGGCTCATTACTTGGCTGGCCAGTGCGTCCTGCTTATCTGTTGCGCTGTTGCTATGTGCCAGCTTCATTTTTTCTTCAACGTCCCGCTTTACCAGCGCGTAAGCCCACCTAACATGCTCTACAGTGCGCAATCCAGATGGCATGGCTAGTATCATGGAAACCTTGGCGACCTGCTCATAGCCGCGACGCGGGATCGCTGTCAGCCCAGTTGAGTTTTTGGCCTGTTCAGCCATTTCATAAAACTCGTTTTCTGCCTTGTCCAACATCTCTTCCGCATCCGGCCTGGTGGCTATCTCTACGGGCTCCCCAATACGCTCTACCCTATCAGGAACCTCAGACCTACCAGGCGCGTAAAGCTGTTGCAAGGTAGCCGCTATATCGTCAGGAACCGGCCCGCGTTTCACTCTGCTCCTTGGCTTACTTTTTGGGTTGTCCTCGCGCTCCCTGAATATCAGGCAGCGCCCTAAAAATCCGTTAGCGGCCATGTCAAAGTCCATCAAGTCGTTAAAACGCTCCGGGGTGGTAAGGCCAAAGATGTTCAAGTATGGGCGCTCAATCCCGCTGTCCATGTTCTCAATTTGGCGCTTCAGGTTAGCTAGCCGGATGTCATCTTTCTCGCTTGCCTCATTTTCTTTAACCCGCTTATCAACGCTGGCATGTTCCGCCAGCAGTGCCTTTTTAATCTCTTCTTTTAAATCGCCTGTGACCAGCGCAAAGCTGTTGGCTTTGGAGTAGACAGACATTAGCGTACCAATGACACCTTCCAAATAACTTGCTGTGCCCTTTGTGCGGGCGTTCTGTATCTTGCCTAGCTGTTCTCCAAGCTCATCCACTGAGTAGATAACCGCTTGATGCCGTATCAAGTTCCTGAATATCTCCTGCTCAGACTTGATACCCCCGTGCACAGCCCCGGCTATTCCAGCAGATCGCATAAGCTCTTGAGAGCTTTTCAGGATGGACTCTTTGCCTGTTGCAGAGCCAGCAACACCAAACAGAAATACGTTAGGAGTGATACCATCTAATGGGTCCTGGTAGCGCATTCCTGCCACCGCAGAAACCACGCTGATTGCCGCAGCAGTTGAAAGGTATTCCCTAGAGTGCCTGTTCCGCTCGTTGATCCACTTTGCCAGCTTTCCGCAAAAACCAGGCGGGCGCAAAAGGTCTACGCCTTCAACATCTATGCCTTTCCCTTCTTCCTGTGGCTCACTCACTTCAAAATGAATATCATTGGTAAACTCTACTGGCGCAATCCATCCCGCCTCTTCCGCGTAATGTGCCAGCGTTCCAAACGTGACAGGGTTGGCACTTTTCCCGAAACTATGCCATTTCTTTGACATATCTTTCGGGTCGTGCTTTGGCCCTTTAGAAGACCAGTCTAGCCACAGGTCGTAACCTTCGCCGCTTGTTACAAGATGAACAGCCATGCCGATTCTGATCCACTTCTCATAGTCGGTACTATCATCGTTTTGGATTGCCTCTAGCATGGACTGTATGTCAGCGTCCGACACGTCAACTGGGGCACCGTTAATGCTCGCCCTGTGGCGTTCAGGTTTCCTCAAAAGTTCAATTAGCAAATCCGGCGCAGCCTCAATATCGAACGGCGTACCTGTCAATACGTCATAACGGTTTCCGCTGGCGTGCAAGCTAGTAGCACCTACCACGTAGCCGCTAGACTTAAAATCTATACCGGGGTAGTCGTTCAAATGCTGCACTAAAGGTGTTGGCTCTTTCAGCGCAAAATACAGATGCTTTGATTGTCCGCCGCTGCCGCTGCGCACTATAAACCCCGCGCCTGCTATTTCCGGAACCTTTTCTAGCAGCTTTTCGTAGGATTCTGCCCCGCCGTTTCTTTCATCAACGTCAATGACCAGAAAACCGTCAGTCAGTACGCCAAAGCCCGTCTGAAACTGCTCCATTTCCTCCATAACTTCAAGTTGGTCTTCTGACCATTCCGGTGTGTGCTGCCAGTTGCCCGCCAAAGGATGCTTGCCTGGCACGGAGCACAAAGGATCGCCACAGCCGCATACGCCATCTTGCACAGGCCATAGTGCAAAGACGCGCAAACCAGCGTCTATATAATCCCGGTACATCATGCGCGGGCCTCCAAGTAGTCCGACAAGGCTTTAAGGGCTTTATAAGTTGGGTTCGCTTCTGGGTCGTCTCGGATTGATCGCACGGTGTTAAAATGTAAGCCGGTTTCCTTGGCAACCATATACGGCCTCCGGTCTTGTAGTTGGGCGCGGATCTGCTCTAGGGTCATCATTGTTGGTCTGCTCCTTTTCGTGTCAATTAGCCACAGTAAGATACTCTAAAGCAAGTGGTTGCGCAAGCATGGTTTTTAGCGCTATAGTGGTCAAACCCGCTGATAGAGCGCCTTCAAGCCTTATCGCTTGGTACGCTTGGTTAACGCTTGGTGCATATTTACTAAGCAATAATACCCGCCGAAACATAGACTTATGATCGCTTGGTACGGATGGTTCAACTCCCTAAAGATAGAATGAAGGGAACGGAAAAATATTGCCTTTAACTAAGCGTACTATCCGACTAAGCCTTTCTATAATTTCTTATATAACAACTCTTTAGAACAGATAACGCTTGGTAAATTCTTAACCACCCGATCACCACCCGATCAGCAAACGTTACAACATAACAATAACTAGCCCCCTGCTTAGACCAAAACGTTATAGGACAACGCTGGCTGGTTTGGGGTATGGTTTGGGCTGTGCAACAACTGGAAGCAATGGAAGGGTAAATGATGAAAACCACCTACCACAGCAACGGCCATCAAATCATAGCCACCAGAGGCTCTGTGATGGCCTCTATTGAGGCTCCGATACAGGGACAGTACACAGACCGCCGAAAGTGGCTTGGGCTGCTCAAGCTGGCTGTGGTGGCTTTAGACAGTAAGCTTGAGGTTGAGGAGTGGAGCAAGAGGTTATAAAAACGCCTTGTTTATTCCAAAACGATATTGGACGCCAAAGCGCTGCGGTGAGATTATGGACACATAGAGAGATGACAACAACGAAGCGCAAGGGGACAAATATGAAAGATTTCACGCAAGGCAAAGCAATCAAACTGACTCTCACTGTTAAGCGCCCGAACGGCAAAGTTGAGCAGATCGTGCACCCTAGCCTGACATTCATCACCGAGGCACAATTTAAACAGATCCAGCGTGACACCAAAGCCGCCGGTCGCGGCGAAGTCCTGAGCTACGAAATTGAGCGCGAGACTGTCGATAATCGCTTTTACAAAGAGCAACAACGCAAGGCTCGTCAGTTTGACAACATCAACAACGATGGGGCCGAAGGATATAACCCTTATCGATAATGGAAAAAGTTATGACAACCAACAACCTATGCTGGGCCTTGGCCGCCCTAGTCTTGATCCTGGCGCTATGGTCCGCCAACACTAAGGCCGAAATTGCCCTGCGCCTTGGCGGATACAGCTACCACGTAGCAGCAGGCCACAAGGTTGATTATAACGACTGGCATCGACTAGCGGCTGTAGAGCATGGGTCTTACATGGCTGGCTATTTCAAGAACAGTTATGACCGTGACAGCTTTGTGGCTGGTTATGGATGGAGCCAACAGTGGAAAAATTGGCGCGGATCTGTACACGTTGGCGCGGTCTACGGTTATCTTTCCTGCTATGGCGATGATGGTAACAGCGGAAGGATTTGCCCCGTTGCTTTTCCAAGCCTGTATTACACGAGGTATCGAGTGCAGCCTGGCGTGATTGTGTTCGGTGAAGCGGTTGCTCTGACTGTTCGGGTTGGGTTATAGTTGTTTTGCGCGCACGGCCTTTCAGATATGTTGGCGTATCCGCCTCCCCTGAATGGCCACTACCCGCCAAGCCTCTGAAAAAAGGTGATTGCCCCTGAAACGGGTGGATACCGGCAAGCTCAAATCGTGCGGGTTTTTATTGATAAGAGCCCTTGACCATTCCGTCAAACCTACGGTTGTTCTAGCCCCACTAGCCGGTTGAGGGTTCTTTTCAATGTGGTGGATGCCGATAAGCTCAAATCGCGCAGGTTTTATTCCCCGGTCACTCCCATGACTCTTAGCCGCTACCATAGCGGGCTTTTTTATGGTATTTTGTTTGACAAAGATGCCATCACAAGGATTGACCAGTGAGCTTAACGCTAAACGGCTTGAACCAAAAAGTAACGATACCCTACTCAGCGCCTATTGGGTCGCCGTTGACGTTGTTTGCTTTTATCCGGCCAGCAAAAGTTAATGCCGCTGGAACTCTCTTTTCTATAAACTCAACGAGTCTTTTGTCTGCCTCAGTGGCAACAGAGATTTCATTTAGCAAGAAGATTAGTGGGTTTCAGACCGGAATTGCAAATTTATTGACCGGCCAAGTCAACACAAATCTTGGGTGGCAGAGGATTGCGCTTACATCCAATAATGGAAAGTTGACGGTTTTCGTCAACAATATCGAAAACAAGGCCAGCGTCACGGGCGCTTTTTCTTCAACAACAACAGACGTACTAGCGCTTGGCGCCAAGGTTGTCACCCTTGGTGTCTTCGGCAGCTTTTTCGGTGGCGAAGTTTCAAATTTTCGCGCGTGGAGCCGGGAGCTAACGGATCGTCAGATTCTTCAGTTGATGCAAGCATTTTCGATATCCGACCTCAACGATGTGATGCCCGATAAAATTGTTGCTGCCTTGAACCTTAACAACGATTTAATCTCTGCAATTCCAGGTTTACCGGATGGATCAGGTGACGGGGCGTTGGATGGCATAAACCCGCTACCGCCTGATGTTGGCGGAAGGCACCCAAAAACGCAAAGACCTGTTAAGCTGTTTCCGAGGAAAACTACATGAGCAACGTCACATCTAGCAGCTATCCAGTCATTACGGTTACAAAGGCAGGTGACCAATATCTTGTTGTTCGGAATGGCCAACTAAAAAAGCTGACACGCGGTGGACTTGAGTCGCTGATTAACTCGCTAGTGAATCCGACTATCCTATCCTTGTCGGACTCTCCGAATAGTTACATTGGCCAGCAAGGCAAAGTGTTGGTGGTTAATCCCACTGAAGACGGCATGGTGTTTGAGGCTGCAACGGCAGGGAACTTTCTTGCGCTTTCCGATACGCCATCTGGCTATGGCGGGCAATCGGGGAAGCTTCCTGTTGTCAATTCAGGCGAGACAGCAATGGAGTTCATAGATAACTCGTTTATTCGGCTGGAAGACACCCCCACAAGTTATTCAGGACAATCTCTTAAGGCAGTAAGAGTAAATCAGGCCGCCAGCGCTGTTGAGTTCGTAGACCCTGCCGTTTATCAAGTAACCGGATGGGCTGAATACAGCGATACTGAGTATACAGAAGGCTCACCGCTTGCGGTTACTGAAGGCACCACAGTTGACCTACCGAACAACTCAGGCAGCATAATTGATGATCACTTGCCTACCGGCGTATCTTCTTTGTATGACGGAACAGTAATTACACCCGATACCGTTGGCGACTCTTATGAGCTGGCAATTCGATTTAAGACAAAATCAAGCATTAACGATGGGGCGGTAAGAGTTTCTGTCAATATTGGTGGCGCTATAGGCGAAATAACTGCGGATAGCAGGCGGTTAAATAAGGGTTCGTCAGAAGAAAACACGATTCAAATAAACTTTAGCATTTACTCTTTATCAACATTTATTGCAAACGGCGGAACCGTAAAATTTGAAGCTGTCGCTGGCAACCAAAGCGTTTATGGTATTCGTTATATTATAACGCGAACTCATAAGGGTATTGCATGAGTAGTAAGCCTAAATCCCTAAGCCAAGCAGAGCACGAGTTTGCTCGCTTGATTGTTTATGACGGGCTTGTCCAGGCTGAAGCCTACCGCCAGGCTTACGGTAAGCCAGACTATGACGACAACACGGCTAAAGCTTGCGCTTCTAAAGCTGCCAAGCGCCCACACGTTGCGGCTGAAATTCAGCGGTTGCGGGATGAGCTTTCTGAGAAGTCGTTGTGGTCTAGAGTGGATTCAATTAATGCGTTGAAACAAGTGGTCACGGAACCGGACAAGAAAGCTGACATCATCCAAGCCGTTGCGCAACTTAACAAAATGTTCGGTTGGGACAAGCAAACTATAGAGCATACTGGACCACAAGGCGGACCCATCCAGACGCAGTGGATCGTTCAACCGGTCAAGCCATACGATGCCGACTCTTCAGATTCCTGAGAAGTTAACCCCGCTTATTGAGCGCAAGAAGCGTATCAAGCTGGCCGTTGGCGGTCGAGGCGGCGGTAAGTCTATCGCCGTGGCTGATATGTTTATCATGTTGGCATCACACGGCAAGTCTGTCTGTTGCGGTCGTGAGTTCCAGAACTCCATAGACGACTCTGTTCACTCGCTTATGTGCAACGAAATTGAACGACTAGAAGCGCCAGGATTCACGATTACTAATAACCGCATCACGCACGAGTCAGGCGGTCAGATATTCTACAAAGGCTTGGCAAGAAACCCAGAGTCTTTAAAGTCGCTTTCTGGTGTGGATTATTTTTGGGTAGAAGAGGCTCAGACTATATCTGAAAAGTCCTTAAAGCTCTTAACACCTTCTGTCCGATCTGTCGCCGGTTCAAATGACGAGCCTGAAATATGGTTCACCATGAACCGAGGAAGCTCTGCTGATCCCATCGTTGACAAGTACCTGAAGCGGGCGCAGTCTGCACTTGAGCGCGACGGATATTATGAAGATGATTTGGTGTTAGCCATAGAGATCAGCTTTTCTGATAACCCTTGGTTTCCTTCTGAGCTTGAGGCTGAGCGCATGGATGATTTAAAAAGCATGAGCCGCGCTAAGTATCGGCATGTGTGGGAGGGAGAGTTTAATGACGATGTGGAGAACAGCATTATCCCGGCAGAGTGGTTCGACGCAGCTATTGACGCTCACAAGGCGCTAGGCTGGAAAATGGTCGGCAAGCGGGTCATATCACACGACCCGTCAGACGAAGGCGACGATGACAAAGGGCTTGCGTATCGGCATGGGTCTGTGTTTCTGGATGTCCTGGCAAACGACAAGGGTAACGTCAACGATGGTTGCGATTGGGCCACGGACTACGCCATTAACAACGGCGCTGACGTGTTTATCTGGGACGGCGACGGACTGGGCATAACGCTTAGAAAGCAGGTGGCGGATAGCCTTAAAGGGCAGCCGATAGAGCAAGAGGTGTTTAGAGGTTCCGCCAGTCCTGACAATCCAGATGCCCTTTATGAGCGCATAGACAACAACGCAGCCAGAAGCAAGACCAACAAGCAAACCTTCAAGAATAAGCGCTCTCAATATTATTGGGCGCTCCGTGATCGGTTCTATAATACTTATCGAGCCGTAGCACATGGCGAATACCATGACCCTGATACGATGATTAGCTTGTCGTCAGGCATTAGACATATTGACAAGCTCCGATCAGAGGTTTGCCGAATACCGCTTAAGCCAAACGGGAACGGGCTAATACAGATAATGAGCAAAGAAGACATGGCGAAGCTGGATATTGCATCACCAAACATGGCCGACGCAGTGATGATGTCTCTAGCAATACCTGATAAAATAGTCAACACGCAGGCAGTTATACCGCCCCCAATTAGACCTATGGGACAACAGCATGGATTTGGACGAAATCAAAGAACTCGTTGATGACGCTGAAGCAAGTACCAGCGCCACCAGAGAGGAAGCCAGTGACATGCTGGTGTTCGGGCGCATTAGCCAGTGGGCTGATGACATTTCCTCAGATGTGCTTACTGAGTTTCGAGGCACTTTTGATCTTATAAAGTCTAAGCGAAAACGCATTTTGGGCGAGCTATGGGCAAACCCGATTGACGTGACGTTTAAGCCGAAAGACGGCGCAAGGGATGACGCCGCCGAAACGCTGACCGGCATGTATCGCACTGATATGCTCAGATCCGAGGAGGCCATTGAGACGGCTTTGCAGGATCAGGTTGATTGTGGCTTTGGCGCTTTCCGGTTCGTGACTGAGTACGAATCCAAGTTTGACGATCTGTCTAACCTTCAGCGCATCAATGCCGAGCCTATCAACGAAGCCAACAACGTCGTTTACTGGGATAGTAACGCGAAGAAGAAAGACAAGTCAGACGCCCGCTGGTGCGCGATTGTCACCACCTACACCGAAAAAGGGTGGGAGCGTTTTTGTGACGAGAATGGCATTGATTATGAGGCCAACAAGCGCCCCGCCACGTTCAAGGACCGCAACCAGACCAGCGCCTGGTTCTGGCGTGCCAAGTCTGATGAAATAAAAGTCGCTGAGTTCTACAGCAAAGAGAAGAAGCGCAGCAAAGTTGTGATCTATGAAGATCCGCTAGGTCAGGTCAAGGCGCTGTATCAGAAGGAAGTGAAAGAAGTCATTGATGATATGGAAGCGGCTGGGTTCGTCAAGATTGGCGAGAAAATGAAGGACCGCTGGGTCGTTACTAAGCAGATTGTAACAGGTGACGACATTTTAAAAGAGCAGAAAGTGCCAGGCGAGCATATTCCGGTCGTTCCGCTTTATGGCGATTGGTCGCGTGTCGAGGGGCGCGAAATTTGGCGCGGCATCTACCACGACGCACAAGACCCGCAGCGCCTGCACAATTTCACCATGTCTTACATGGCGGATATTGTAGCCAAGGGTCCGCGTCAGAAGCCTATCTTCTACCCTGGCCAAGTGCAGGGACAGGAAGTCTATTGGCACCGCTCCGGCGCTGATGACAATCTGCCGTACAAGGTCATTAACGAGGTTTCTCCGATCACTGGCCAGCCGTACCCGCAGGGGCCAGTTAGCTATCTTGAGCCGCCTCAGATGCCACAAGCGGGCGCTGCACTGCTGGAGCTTACCCGTAGGTCTATTGATGACGTAACGGGCGGCACGCTGTCTCAGGAGGCCATGCTGCAAGGCCAGGTCACTGAGGGCCAGATCCAGACCGCTCAATCAGCGCAGAACATGGAGACGTTCCTATACCAAAACAGCTTTGCGCTGGCAATGAAACAGGCAGGGCGCGTGTATGCGTCTATGGCGGCTGAACTGTATGACGTACCGCGTGAAGCCACTGTGACACAACCTGACGGCACCGAAACGCAAGTAGAGATCATGGAGGCCGTGTTTGATGAGGAAACCGGCGAAGAGGTTGTCCTGAACGACATCACACAGGGTTCGTTTGAAGTCTACGCAGATACCGGGCCATCGTTCCAATCTCAAAAGGAAGAGGCGCGGGCAGAAATGCGCGAACTCTATACCGCACTACAAGGCACACCAGAAGGGCAGATGGTTCTGCTGACCTATTTCACCCTGATGGATGGACCGAAAACAGATCACCTGAAGGACTACGCCCGCAAGCAGCTAGTGTTGCAGGGCATCATGGACCCTGACACAGACGAAGAAAAGCAGATGTTGCAGGCCGCGCAACAGCAGCAGGAAGGGCAGCAAGATCCGAACATGGTCCTGGCAATGGCTGAACAGATGAAAGCTCAGGCGGATATGGCCGGGGTCCAATCAGACGCGCAAGACGACCAAGCGCAGCGCCAGATTGACGCCTATAAAGCAGAGACTCAAAGGCTTGAGGCAATGGCAAAAGCCCGCAAGGCGGGCGTAGAGACTGCCAAAATAAGCACTGAGATTAACGGCACCGAACTCGACAACTTGCAGAAGTTGCAGGAGGCTATGATGCCGATGGGGATGAGGCAGTCATAACTATTTGTCATAAGCATAGCTATTGTTATAACATTACATTAAGCGAGTAGGGCGCAGATCCCTATATCCGAGTACGGCGGTTTCCGTATGTTACGCGGTAAGGGCGGTTAATCTTATGAGTCTGGAAGAATTGAAAGCGAAAGCCGAAGCGACAGAGGAAGAAACAACCGAAGAACCGGAACAGCTTGAAGTAGAGGAAGAGTCTGAGCCCGAAGAGCCTGAAGAAGATCAGGAAGAAGGCGAAGAGGAAGCCAAAGCTGAACCCTCTGAAGATTTCGAGCTTGAGCTAAGCGGGGAGCCAGAACCCGACCAGCAGAAGCCCAGCGCAGAAGATGCGCTTGTTCACAAGCTGACAAAGCAACGCAAGCGGGCCAAAGAAGCCGAAAGCAACGTGGAAAAGCTTGAACGCCAGGTTCAAGAACTGACCAACATGCTCAAAGGCGGACAGGGCCAGCAGCCGACACAACCGGCACCGCAGAACAACGCGAGTGAGCCGCAGTTCCCAGATATGTACGATAAGGGGATTGACGGCGACCGGGATAAGTACAGCGCAGCCGTGAAGCGGTATTTCACGGACATGCAGGCGTACCAGTCGAGGCACAGCGAGGCGGCGAACCAGCAAGAACAGTATCGTAAGCAGATGGCGGAAAAGACCTCCAACCTTGCGAAGCGGGCAGCCAAGTTCATGCAGGAAAACAAGATCAGCGAAAACCGCGTGATCACTGCACTGGAAAAGGCGACCAGTGAGATTGACGAAGCAACCGGCATTGAAGGTTCTTTGGCTTATCTTCTGGATTCTGTTGGGGATGGTGGTGAGCGGGCAGCTTACTACATCGGCACGAACGATAACGCCATGGCCACACTGAAGCGCATGTTGCAGGAAGACCCGAACGGTCTAAAGGCTGGCGCACAGTTGACGCGATGGGCAGAGAAATTAAAACCAAAGCATTCAAAACAGACGAGTAAAGCGCCACCGCCCGATGAGCCCCTTAAAGGGGATGGCAGCAGCGTATCAGCCAAACGCTTGCAGGAAATGTACGACAAAGAGTCGAACCCTAACAAGCTGATGGAGTTGAGACGCAAAGCCAAAGAGCGCGGCGTTAAGCTATCATGAGGATTTAGAAAATGGCTAACCAAACCGCAAAAACGCTTGTCACGTACTTTGATAAAGTATGTGAACAGCTTGAGAAAGATACCACCATGGCCCGCACTGTCGAAGTTGACACGGCGGAATCTGGCGCTGCATTGCAGAACGCCAACAACATCTACTGGCGTCCCGTTGAACAGCAGTCCCCTGTCATTAATGGCTGGGACTTGACTGGCGAAGAGACAGGCATCATTGAGCAGGCTTACCCGCTGCGCCTCGGCGATCCGCGTAATGACTTTATTCAGCTTCGTGTTGATGAGTTGCGCGACCAAGGTTTTATGGAGCGTCGTGTTCGCTCTTCTGCAAACAAGCTGTCTAGCGATCAAAACAGCCGTATTGCCGATCTGGTGGCTAACACCGGCTCTCTGTACTACGAGTCTGGGTCTGCTGGGTACGACTTCGTTGCAGAAGCCCGCACCCTGATGCGTGAGCGTCAAGCCTATACTGGTGACGGTATGTCGTTCTACATGAATGACCGTACCTATCAGGTTATGGCTTCTGACCTGGCGTCCCGTGAAGACCTGAGCGGTCGTCCTGAGACAGCCTATGGCACCGCAGGCATCGGTAAGCGAGTGGCAGGCTTTGACCTGTTCGAAGCTTCTTACCTTGGCAGCATTGCAGCTCGCGCAAACGCAACAACTGGCGCTGTAGAAACAGACGTTGTTGAAGTGCCGCAGGGCTTTATTGATCTGGGCAACGATGTGGTTCAGAACGTGGACTATCGTTTGGGATCTGTTGAGCTTGGCTCTGGTGAGGGCGCGAACTTCCAGGTTGGCGACGTTATCACCTTTGCCGGCGTTAACTCTGTTGGCATCATGGATAAGAAGGACACAGGCGAACTGATGACCTTCCGCGTCGTGGCGAAGGACAGCGACACCCTGTCGATCTATCCGAAGCCCATTGCAGCCGATCAGACTAGCATCACCACTGAGCAGGCTGCTTACGCCAATATCTCGACGCAGATTGTGGCCACCACCGTGGTTAGCAAGGCAAATGAGACTGGCGGACGGGCTAACACCTTCTGGGCTAACGACTCTGTGGCTATCGTGAACGGTGATGCACCGCTCGATATGCTGAACGAGTTCGACGGCATGAAGGTGGTCAGTGAGACGCTGGATTCGGGTGTGCGCTTGTACATGGCATACGATGCGAGTCTTCCGACTCTGAACTGTCGGGTTCGTTTGTTCACCTGGTATGGCCTGGTGAATAAAGATCCGGCAAGGAATGGCAACTCAATTTTTGTTCCTGCATAAAGTGAACTAGGGGCAAGGACGCCCCTTTCTGCTATAATGGACACCTGAACCCACCAAACAGGACAAACCATGCGATACCTTTACACCACCAAACCGGATGAAAACTGCCATGAGGTGACAAAGGGCATCTATGGCCGACCTGTGCATACCTCGCAACAAAAGGCGCTTTTGGCTCAGGGCTGGAAGTTTTGTGTATCTGACTTGGAGAAATCCTATGTACGGCAAGAAAAAGAAGGGCGGGAAGAAGAAAGGGAAGTAACTGAGTCAGGCTCTTCCGGGGCCGACACCTACTCTGATCGTGAAATCCTAGCGCTTCATTACGAGGCCGCATTCGGAAAAAAGCCTCACCACAAAATGAAGACAGAAACCATCCGTCAAAAGCTGGAGCAGGCTGATGACTAAAGCCGAACTAGCTAACCGCATCCTGACCGCTATCGGCGTCAATGCCCGAACGTCTGAGGCTGATCCGGTGGAGGTTCAGGATACTTTGAAGATGGCGGAAGACTGGCTGTTATCCAACAATGCGATTGGCCGAAGGATTGGCTACATCGTGTCGGATGGTGAGCCTGACCCCAATGAAGAAACCGGCCTGCCTGATTGGGCTGTATTGGGCGTTGTCTATTCCGTGGCTGAAATGGCCTGCACCTACTTTGAGAAACAGTACACGCAGAGCATGATGCGACTTGCGGCCCAAGGTATGCAGACTATTTCAAACCGCACCGTAGAGCTTCAGAACGTTCAGTATCCTCGCAGGTTTCCGCGTGGTATGGCGAACGGTTCTCCGTTCACTCAGAAATACTATTACCCCGTTGACAGGATCGTTACGCACAACGACTACCTGACTGACGAGGGTGATGACCCAATCACGACTACGCCATGAAGCTACCTTTAATTAAAGGCACCAGAGTAGACGCCGAAGCCGAATGGCGCGACACGCTCCCGCGCAACATGGTTGGATTTGCGCAAACCGTGGGCAGTTGGACTGGTTATCTGCGCACAGTGGACGGGCTAAAGAGCTTTGCCACTGGCAGCGGGGCAGATCGCGGCGCTATATGGTCTGAACGTTTCCGTGATCATTACCGGCTGTCTGGAAATACGTTTATCCAGGTTGATGAATTTGGGGCTGTCACGGACTTGAGTGGCGGGCTGTCGGTGCCAGGCTCCAACCCCGCAAGGTTTGACAACTCGTTTAACTCTGTGGCTTTCGTGGCTAACGGCGAATACTACCGATATGACGGTTCTACGTTCTCGCAAGTCACTCGCCCCGCCGGGTCTGAGCCGTTCATTGATATGTGTTGGATTGATGGCTATTACATTTTTACAGACGGCGAGAACCTCTGGAATACCAACCTATCCAATGAAACGACGTTCGGCGCTAACGAGCGGGCTGGCAGTGACTTTGCACCGGATGAGATTGTTGGTGTAGGTAAGGCCACTGACAACAAGCTAATGGTGTTTAACCGATACACCACAGAGCGATTCGTAAACAATGCAGGGCCATCATTTCCGTTTGCCCGCATACCCGGCGCGGCCATCCCTATTGGTATTGTCGGAACAGACGCAAAAGCCAATATTGGTGACGGTCAATGGGTTGTGTTTGGCGGTTCAAAAGAATACAGCCCCTCATTTTACCTACTAACCAATAGCTACCAGAACATCTCTAACAAAGAGATTGATTCGATCATTGATGGATATTCAGACTTTGAGATTGCCAATATTCAGATTGAATACCGAGATACCAGAGATCAGGGCTTGGTTATCTGCCACCTTCCGCGTGATACGCTGGTTTATGATGTAACACTCAGCCGCGCATTGCAGGAAAACATCTGGTATCAGTGGGATTCTGGCGACCAGACTTATAGAGGGATCAACGGCGTTTACGATCCAAGGAACGTGGACAATCAGGCGTCAAGCTGGATTTATGGCGACAAGTTCGACTCCAAGATTGCTAAGCTGGACGAAACGATCTGCACTCAGTATGACGAGGCGGTTGAGTGGTCTTGTCAGACTCCGCTGGTTCGCGTGGGCACAACCGTTCGCGTTGCCGAGCTAGTGACAGCGCCAGGTCACAGCTCTGTTGCTGACGATGTAATTTACTTCTCTACGACCAAAGACGGCGCGTTGTACGGCAATTCCGTACTTCTACCAAGGGGCAGTCAGGGCGACTACCAGCACCGAATTATTATCAGGCGCTTGGGCGACTACCCCCGCTGGATGGGCATAAAGTTACGCGGGTTCTCGAAAGGCATATTCAGTATTACGGGGATTGAGATCAATGAGGCGTGATAACGCTCTATCCTACGCCGACCTAGAACGCCTTGGCTGGCCTTCATGGTTGGTTGATGACTACGTAGGAAGGCTTCAGGAATTGACGCCTCAAAGCGGCACAGAAGTGGACCCAAATGGCATCTATGAATCCAACTTAAACGGCCAATACTTCGACACCGCAACCCCGGCACTTTGGTATAACCCTGTACCCGGAGAGTTAACCGGATGGATTCAGATAGCGTAAAGTTTGAGCCTTATCAGGGCGATTTGATGGGGCTAATGACAAATGATAACCATCTTGTATTCCGATGGACCGGCCCCGGCAAAGTTCTTTTTTCTGTTTCTCGTCGCGGCAACGCTGCGTCCTGTCACTTTTCTTCTGACCGCGCTGGTTTACGGTATTTAAAACAGGCCATAGACGATTTTGTTCTGTTCGTGTTTTGGTTATTCGATTGGTGTATAATGATTTTAGCGCAAGTCAAGCGATCCAGTGTCGGAAGGTTAATAGAGAAAGTAGGTTTTATGCCCGTTGCCGACATTGAAGATATAACAGTTTATGCGAGGTTGAAATAATGGGCAAAATTGTCAAAGGTGTAACCGATGCGGTTGGGCTGACCGACTCAAGGGAAGGCGCTAGAGCGGTACGCGAAGGCACTGCCCAGCAAGTAGCGGCAGAGCGTGAGGCGTTAAATTATTTGAAGCAACGAGAAGCCTTGCCACAGCAGTTCAGGGAAGGGGCTCTCACTCAGCTTGGCGGGCTTTATGGCCTTGAGGGCGGGGACGCAGACGCTTATCAGAACATTCAAAACAACCCTATTTATCAAGCCGCCCTTGGCGACATTGGGATGCAGGAAGAAGCTATTCTTCGCAATCAATCTGCAACCGGCGCATTGAGGTCATCTGGCACTGAGCAAATGCTGGCACGAAATCAGCAGCAGCGTCAGTTTGGCGCATTGCAAGCTGCGCTTGGCGGGCTTCAGGGCTTGGCAAGCCTACCGAGCAATGCCAATCAAATCGCAGCTCAAACGGCAGGTATTGGTCAGACGCAAAGGCAAGGCACCATCGGCTACACTCAATCCAAGCTGGCAGGCGAGCAGGCTGCATTTGATGAAACTATGGGTCTTGTAAAAACTGGTGCTGAAATTTTTGGCTTTTCGGATGTTAGGTTGAAATCTGACATTAAACCCGCTGGCACCCGCTACGGCCAAGATTGGTTCACTTGGAATTGGAACGACAAGGCTCAGTTGCTTGGCTTATTTGGAGAGTCTGAGGGTGTTATTGCTGATCTGGTAAAAGAGTCACGGCCTGACCTTGTAGGAATCAGCAAAGGTTATTTGACAGTTAATTATGAGGCGCTTGCAAATGAACGATAACAACAACGGATTTTTTGTTCAGCCTGCACAGTATGACTTTTCTATAGGCTCAAACTCGCTCCTATCTGGATTGCAGGGACTGGCGGGCGGTCAACAGCAGCAGCCTAACGCCTTTGCCTCGCAGACCCCTGGTGCTCCATCACAGCCGGGGCGTGTTGATCAATCATCTTTTGGCGCAACACCCCAAGTTGGCGATCAGATGAACGGGCAAGACCCCATTCAAATGCTCATGGCTAACATTGCAAAACGATTTGGGAGCATGTAATGGCTAACGGTGAATTTTTTGTTCGGCCTGCGCAATATGGGCAGTCAATAAGTCAGTTTGGTGATTTTGTCGCGCAGGAAAGAAAGGCAGCGGAACAAGCAGCCTACGCCGAAAGCGCAAAGCGGGCCATGGCTGAAGCATTCCAGTCTGGTGACCCGGCTGCCATCCGTCAGGCGGTCATCCAATACCCTGAGATTGCCGAAACCGCTACTCAGATGTTTGGCTTTACCAATGACCAAACTGAGCAAGTAGCGCGTGAGACTTACAGAAGGGCGCTGTCTGACCCTGAGAATGCAGCCGCTTATCTGGACGCGGGGATTGAAACCGTGTCTCAGTTCGGCGGTAGACCAAGCATGATGACGGCTGACCTTCAGATGCTCCAGGAGAATCCAGAAGCAGCACTGAAAAACATGCGGGCGGGTTATGCGGCGATTGCTTCTGAGGAAGAGTATAACTCTATGTTTCCTGAGTCTGCATCCTCGCAATCTCCTGCTGGCGTGCGTGAGTTTGAGTCCATGATCCAAGCGGCTGAGTCTGACAACCCAACTATTCGTGACGCAGCCTTGGTTAACCTCGGCTTGAAACCACGGGCTGGCCTTTCGGCAGAAGAGCGCATTCTCCAGAGTGAAGAGCTAACTAGACTCAAGGTAGAACTGGAACAGCTAATATCAGCAGCAAAAGAAGAGGGCAAGCTGGAAACTCAGCTAGCGATTGCACCAAAGGTGCGTGGAGCGATCAAAGAGGCAGAGCAAGAGGCGCAGTCTCGCGGCGAGAAGCTTAGCGAATTTGGTCGCGCTCAAGCAGCCATGCCGGGCTTACAGGAAGTTGTTGGAAAACTGAAAACCTTGTCGGATGTTGCAACCTATACTATGGGCGGAAAGGTATTCGACACCATTGTAAAAGAGCTTGGATTTGGGGCAACCAAAGGCGCAACTGCAAGGGCCAAGATGGAGTCATTGGTTAATAACCAGATCCTGCCATTGCTTCGAGACACGTTTGGCGCTCAATTTACAGAACGTGAAGGCGAACAGCTAAGGAGGACGATGCTGGATATTGATGCTGCTCCAGAGCAGAAGAAAGAGATCCTTGATTCCTTTATTGAGCAAAAGATGCGTGATCTTGAGATGAAGGAAGGACAAGCTGATGTCGAGCCTGAAGCTGAAGACGAATCTCAGGCGGGGCAGCGAACCCGAATCCGTTTAGACGCTGAAGGGAACATTATCCAATGATTGAGGTTGAACTCCCCGATGGCCGCGTTGTAGAGATTGATACTGACGATCCGCAGCAGGCAGCCAAAGCTGCACAAAGGTTCCTTCGCACACAGAAGCAGGCCGAACAGGCCGAACCAATGCCAGAAGGTAGCGCATTGGATGCAGTGCTAGAGCCTATGCAGGCAATCGGTGGCGGCATGGCATCTCAGGCCGTGTCTGGCCTTTCTGGGATTGCCGGTTCAGTTATGCCAGGACCAGAGGGTCAGGGGCTTGCAACAATGCGACAGACTCAGGAGGCGTTGCCGGACTTTCAACCTGAAACGCAAGCAGGGCAGCGCGGCCTTGAGACAGTTGGCGACATCATTCAGCAAGGCGTTGATCTGGTTAATTTCCCCATTTCCGGCCTAGCAGGGCTGTCAGAGCTTATCGGCAGTGGTGGCGACATTGACAGTGCGGCAAACATAGTTAAAAGGGTTCAGGAGGAAGGCGTCGGCCCCGTGATGGGTGAGTCCGTTCTTGAGTCTACCGGATCGCCAGCGCTTGCCACAGGTGCAAGCATGGCCCCTGACATTGCCGGAGCTGTCGCAGGTTTCAAGGGTGCTCAGGTAGCCAGTAAGCCGGCACTTACAAAGTTGAAGCGGGTAGCTGATGCACGAAAGCAGCGCCAACTTCTCACACCTGACGGAGAGCTTTCGCCTCAGTTTGAGCGAGCATTGAAGCAAGAGGGTCTAACTCTTGATTCTATCGTTGATGACATCGATATGCTGCCTGATGCCGCCGATCCTCAGCAGGCGGTGCGCGGATTGGTGCGCCAGAAGATCCGAAGGGGAGATACAGATGGCGTGCTGGCAACCAAACGCCTTGATGATATGGGTAACGTTGTTGATGACGCGCTTGGGGAGGCTGCGATTAAACAAGGCTTTAAACCTGGAGACGTTCAAGCTATCAAGGTGGCGGACCCAGGCAGCAAGAACTCCATGCGCGAAATGCTAAGAATCAATCAGGCTATTTATGATAACACCAGAAAGGCAGTAGACATTCAGCCCACTGATGTTATCGGGCGGTCTGCAATGGCACGCTTTGACCACATCCGTAATACGGCGAATCGGGCGCGTCAGGAGCTGGACTCTATTGCCAGCAAGAATCTGAAAGGAAAGCCCATTAATTCGGAGAAAGTTGAGGCAGCGTTTCGACAGCAACTCGCTAACCGTGACATTAAACTAGATGAATCAACGTTTCCGCCAAAGCTTGACTTTAAGGGTTCTGAAATTGCAAAGAACCGAGCGGCTCAAAAAGTCATTAAAGACACAATGGACTTGCTGGCAGAAGATGAAACCGTTGACGCCTTGCGAGCGCATAAATTAAAACGCCAACTGGATGAAATGATTGACTACAAAAAGAGTGGGCAGGGCATGTTGACCCCAGCGGGCGAGCGTGTCGTGAAATCGGTTCGGAAGTCGCTGAACGATTCCATCCGAGAAGTTGATGACGATTACGCCAGAGTAAACGACACCCTTAGCCAGTCTCTTGACGCCATAAACGACTTCAGCGATGTCCTTGGCCCCTCCATAAATCCATTTGCAGAGGGTGCCGAAAAGGCCGTTGGGCGCGATTTGCGGGGGCTTCTGAGCAACAGAAAAACACAAACCAAGCTAGAAAATGCAGTGACCCAACTTGACCGCGTTGCTAAGGATTTGGGCGGAGACTTCAGCGATGACATTGGCGATTTGGTAAACTTCAACAGCATCCTGCAAAGCCGCTTTGGGTCAACTCGCCGTGAGTCGTTCGCTGGCCAAATTGGGGCTGAAGCCGCAAGGGTTGGCCAACAGGCAGTGCAAGGAAGGGCCGGTTTCCGAGACATGGCAATAGAGAAAGCAGGCGAAGCCATTGACAAGGCCAGAAACATCAATGATCAGGAAGCGTTTAAAATCATTAACCGGCTTCTGAGGGACAACCAATGACACCAATCCAAACCAATAAGCCCCTATTCTTCAACAGCGACGGCCAGCCGCTAAACGGCACCGTCTATGTTGGTC